ATGGCATGTACACCCAAGCGAATGGGGAATGCGTCTTGGAAGAACATCAGGTCAAGACCAGCAACTCCGTAGCCATCACCATATTCAGAGGTCAAAGCCAAACGGTTGCCAGTTAAAGCACCTTTGCGATCAAGACCTTGAAGGGTAGCACCAGAGAAAAGAGCTGAATCAGCACCCGAAACTTGGAAAGCAGCGTCGGTACCCAAGATAGCGGCACCAGCACCAAGGTTTCCACCAGCAGCAGCTGCGCGATTGCCTTGTACTGAACCGTAGTTAGCACCTACGAAGAACTTGCCCCAGCCCCAGCCTGCATTAAAAGAAGCCGAAGGAGCAGTTACCTGGTTATAGCTTGCGCTATCAGGATCTATTAGTGACGAAATTGCCACTATAGATTTGTCTAGCGCCTCAGATCTGAACAGTGATCGTTTAATATGGTCGTTATTACCTCCTTGGTTTTACGACATACTGAATGATCTGCGTTCCCACTACGGTACATGTGACACACCAGGCGATGCTCGCGAGAGCATCAAATGGGAGTTGTTTAGTACCATGGGAAACGGGTTTACCTTCGAGTTAGAATCTTTGGTCTTCTATGCATTAGCGAAAGCGTGTGCAGAGATTGAAGGAGCCGAAGGCTCCGTGACCGTTTATGGTGACGACATAATTTGTCCGTCATCAAGTGCTCCCTTACTGCTAGATGTACTTACAGCAGTGGGCCACAAACCGAACCGGAAGAAGACCTTTATTAAGGGTCCCTTTCGTGAAAGTTGTGGAAAGCACTATTATAACGGTTTTGACGTAACTCCTTTTTATTTTAGAAAGGCAATTGATGACCTCCATCGCGTACACTGGTTTTTAAACCGGTTACGTATATGGAGTGGTGTAACAGAAAATGGTCTCACGATATGTGATCCCACTGTTTATCCACTTTGGTTGACGATCTCTCGTAGGTTTAGCTTAACTGCTTTTGCCTATGAGGGTCACATCGATTCTCTTGACTCTCTCTATGTACCTTACAAGTACAATGCCTTATCGATAACTGAATCCTTCAAAAAGATTCGTTATACAGGCTATGGACCATTATTCAAATTCTTTCAGAATGCGAATGAACAGCTTGCAATATGTAAGTATGGTTCCCAAGAAATAGATATGGGGTCGAGTGCGTTAGGTCAAAATACGGATAAACCATTATTTGTAATCGCACACGCGAATACAGATGATAGGTTTACCACTGACTTTAACAACTACCGTTATCCTCAAGAAGAGTCCAACCAGTTAAAACTGGTTGACGCTCCGCTTACAATGGATTATGCACACAAACTCGTGTACAAACCATTAGAGAATGTTGGCTTTAAAAAGCCAATCGGTTAGTTTAGTTACTCCGGAGTGAAACTCTCCGGGCGTCGAACACTTTGTTCACTAATTTACGG